TCTTGGATTGTAAACCCTTCAGTTCCAATATCCAAAAACTCCATAATATCGGGATGTTCAACTGGTAGATATGGTGAAAAACGACCTCTACGTGTCGCACCTTGAGAAATATTATCGACAACACTTTCAAACAAATTCATAAAGTGTACTGAACCAGGTGCTTTTCCATTATCGGTGATATCCGCACCTCGTCCTCTAACATTTCCAAAGTATCCTGATGTTCCTCCACCCATCTTACTCATCTCACCAACTTCCGCCTGTGTATACAAAATAGATTCAATACTGTCACCAATATTCGAACCAAAACAACTAACAGGAAGACCTCTTACCTTACCAAAGTTTGCCCAAACAGGTGATGATAGTGAATACCACCCTCTACTCATATAATCATAGAACTTATCCGCAAAACCATCCATACCCAAAAGTTTTTCTGCGTGGTCAGCAATCGTTCTAATCCTATCCAAAGGTTCTTCCCCTTCACTCAAGTACCCTCTACGAAGGAAGGTAATTGATTCTTCATTAATCCAATCAAAAGGTTTTCTATTTTCCATTTTTCTTATATATCGTTATTAAAATAAATCGTTTGACGTAATTGACTTAGACTTCTTACTATAGTTAATACTTCTTTTGTTGAAGAAGTCTGTGTGTTTTGTTGTTAGTATCTCATCGTCGAACCACTCTGTTGTTGATAGTATTGTTTCGTTGACTTCAAAGATACTATCAATACCAATAGAATTCAAGGACATATTAAATCTGTGTTTTATAAACTCCATCACTTGTTTTTTTGTTAAGAAGTCCAAATCACCATTTTCAAATATCCAATCGACGATTTCTTGTTCCGCGTCACAAGCTTCCAATGTTGCATCAATCAAATCTTCAACAAGGTCTTCTGTCCACCAATCGGGATTTTCTTTTTTGATAAGATTTATCAATTCGAATCCAAACTCTGCGTGGATATTTTCTTCTTTCGATGTTGCTTCAACAGCGTTACTAATACCTTTAAGGGTGTTTTTGTGTTTGTTAAAAGACATGATAACCAAGAATTGTGAGAACAAAGAAACATTTTCTACGAACATAGAAAACAATATCACTGATTCGAAATAATCTTTGTTTTCAACAGCTTTTGACCCGACTATCGCCTTTTCCAAATACTTCACTCTTTTACGAATTGCAGGTACTTGTAGTAAGTTTTCAAACTCTCCGTTTAGTCCCAACAACTGTATAAGGTGTGAATACGCATCGGCATGACGAACTTCTGACTCCGCAAATGTCGCACCAACATTTCCAATTTCTGGTTTTGGCATTCTCTTATAGATGTCACCCCAAAATGTTTTTACCGCCACTTCAATCTGTGAGATTGCAAGCATCGCCCTTTCAACTGCCGACTTTTCTTTTTCGTCCAAGTGAACCTTATAGTCTTGGATATCCGATGTGAAATTAAATTCAGTGTGAACCCAATAAGAATGTCTTATCGCATCAACATAATTGTTTAAATCTGGATAATCATATGGTTTTAGATTTGTTCTTTTAGAGAATATGTTTGGCATATTCTTTGCTCGGTATACAATGTATTCCTTAGCAACATCATTTAAACCATTGTCCATCAACTTGTTCTCCACCATATCGTGAATCTCATCCACGTGAGGAACTCTTTCCTTATTGTTTCTAAAGAGAGCCTTTGTAGTGATTCTTGCGATTTTTTCGGCCATCTCCTCATCAACACTGTCGATACTTTTCATCGCCTTAATAACCGCCATTTCAATTTTTTCTTGTTGAAACTCTACTCTACTTCCACTTCTTTTTATTACATAACGAACATCCTTGTCTAACCTATCAGATAAGTTCTCCATAGCATTTTTGTTTTTTAAAGTTTATATTTTATTTTCTTTCTGCTTTCTCCTATCGAGGAGTTCCTTAATCCTTTCCTTGTTTTTCTCTTCCTTTTGTTCTTCAAGACCCAAGAAAGTAACACTTTGTTCAGTGTCTATCTCAAGCATCTCGTTATCGAACTTACAGTTTTCGAAAACAATACCATCCTTACCAATACGAGATTTTGTAATCGCAATAGTCGCAAGGTTCATCTCCTTCTGTTGTAGTGATTTGGCAATAGAGATGATGACGTGACCAACTTGTGCCTTCTTAATAGAACCACCCATCTGGTCAGTCGTAACGACATCAGAAGAGATTGAACTCCTGTTACCCTGAGTAGCCGTCCAACCAACGATATTAAGTTCGTGGTTCATAGCCTCAAAACCCCTCATAACAGAACCCTCACTCTTCCACTCATCACCCAAGTTTTTGTCAGGAACAACACAGTCGATATAATCCAAAACAACCATATCAATCTTCGTCCCTTCAGCCATCATCTTACGAATCTGATTCTTAATCTGATTCATAGTCAAGGTGTCAGAAGGCAACTTTTTTAGGATAAGTTTGTTAGGAGCGTTCTCCTGTATGTCTTTGACTTTTGCCATGACCTTTTCCTTGTGCATAGACAATAGGTCAGGAGCAATCTCAGTCCAAAGGGTGAAGTGTTTTCTTTGGATAATCTTCGGGTTGTCTTCAAAAAATATCTGAAGAACATTGTATCCCAAATTAAAAGCGTGGTTGGCAATTTTGGTGAGAATGGTTGACTTACCAACACCCGTAGGTGCCAAGATAACCCCCAACTCACCCTTAGCAATACCCCCTTTCAAAAGGTTGTCAATACCCGCAATACCCATAGGTATCGGGTGACGAAAATCTTCTTCAAGAACCTCATCCAAGTTAGAAAACACATCAGCCGTTCCCGCATCAACCTCACCAACCTGTAACGCCTCACGAACCATCTCCTCCAAGTGGTCATAACTCTCAAAATCACCCTTGTCGATGATTTTTTGAGCCTTATTCATGACCTTTTGTAACTCCTGTTGCTTACAAAATTTCAAAGCCTTTTCCTGAACAAAGGTGTCCCCTTCCGTAGGGGCTTCCTTAATCTGTTCAATCATATCCAAGACCATCTTTTGTGTCATAGGAGAAGATAACTCAGACTTTACAAGCTGTTCCAAAGTGTTATACGAAGGTGTGTGCTCGTATTGTTGGTAATACTCCTTAAGGATTTGCATAACCAATTTAAAATACTGATTGTCAAAGTATTTCGACTCGATTACGTCAACAATAGAAGACGCAAAATCCTTATAAGTAATAATGTTGTTTAATAACTGAATCTGAAAGTTATTACCTAAGTAACCGAAATTTTTGTTGTTTGACATTAACTATAGTTTTTTAAAATGGCTGTAAAAATAAATATAATCAAACTAGGTTATAGTCATTAATTTCGTATGTCAATTTGTCAGTCGAAAACACATTTGTTAGTGATTTCAAAATACCTTTCAAATGGGGTCTCACATCGACAGTATATCGAATCTTCGGTGGATAAATTTTTCCATCCCATGTCCGCTGAAAGATAGTCCTGTCATTGTATTTGATGAAGATGTTGAAATCCTCAGCGTCGTCTGTCATGGATGTTTCCATAATTTGGGGGTCTACCATAATCTGATATTCATTGTCCAACATATAAGACACTGTATTCATTTTCAAACTGTTATGAATGGTGTCCTTTATATCAGAAACAACCTCATACAACTCCAAACTGTTTTTGGCCTTTTCGTTATACCCCTTCACATTGAAGTATCTCTGAACAATAATGTTGTCGTTCAACGTCAACAAAAACTCCATCTTCGTGATGTCACCTTTTTCTTTACTCATTTTTTTGTTTTTTAAAAGTTAGTTTTTTGGTTTTTTAAATCTTCGTTTTTCTTTTCTTGTTAGTTTCATAAAGGGTGTCAGAAAATACACCCACGCGTTGTCTGTTTTTGGTAGATATTTAAACATCCCGTCTTCCATCATCATCCTCATAAGGTTCTTATAACCTCTCCCCTCAGGGTCTATATCCTCTTTGTAATAAAGTTCTACGAGTTCTTTCGCTTCTTCGGTTAACAGAGGGTTAGATAAATCCACGAGTTGTTTGTTGATAACATAAAACTCTTCCCCATATACACCCCTTTTTGTCTTTCCCGATAACAAGTTTTGTAATGCTTTGTTGTCTTTATCATTCTCGTGTAGTTTTTCACCTTTTTGTAAAATATCGTCAACAGAAACCACAGAGTCAATTATCTCAGGAAAAAGTTTTACAAATGTCTTTTCGCCGAAATAATATATACCATCGATGTTGTCTGACTTATCACCAGAGATAACTTTAAAGGTATTGATGTTTTGGTGGGGTATAGAGATATCTTTTAACTTCACCTTATCTCCGAACTTAATCATCTCTTTTTGTGAGGGAGAATAGACCTGCACGTCCTCTGAGATGAGTTGTGTCAGGTCTTTATCCGCAGAAAATATCGTTTTGTGTTCATCTTCAGAAATTTGACAATAATATGCAATCATATCATCGGATTCATTACTATCAACAACCACCTGACGAATAAACATCTCTTCAAGATATTGTTTAACTCTACTCATCTGCCAATCGTAAGATTGTTTTTGAATATCGTTTAAACGGTTATACCTTCTATTTTCTTTGTATTCGGCAAAGATACGTTTTCTTTGGATAGAGTTGTTCTCACCATCCCAAAAGACGATAACCTTATCGTAATTGTATTCATCAATGAACCTACGAAGAGT